TGCCATGCCGTGCCAGATGCCGTGCCAGTACCGGTCAACGCTAAATACCCGCCAGCGAAGTGGGCAGCGGTACCACCCTCTACGGCATCGGTCCAACTGTCTATGTTATTATCAAACGTACCGTTGGCAATTGTCGTATTACGGGTAGTGGCTGTGAGAAGAGCATCGGACACCCACACTCTCAGTAGGCTGTCGGTGAACTCAAGGATTGCAGTGTCGCTTGTAGATCGGACGAACGGTACACAGAATGCATCGGTCGCATCAGCCACTGCCCCAATGTATTCAAACCCTGGCCGGAACATCATTGGTCCCAGTCGGATCGGCATGAAGTTGACCATCGAAGTGCCAGCGTTACTGACCTTCTCAATATCATCCCGCGCTGTGACGAGTGATGAAATCTCACCTCGATTGAACTTGTTGGTGTATTGCCGGACAGGGACCGTCATGACTATGGCCTCTGATTATATGAACCAGGCCGCCTGTTGGTAGTCCGTGCTGCCGCCCACTGCCCTTGTTTGATGAACTGGGGTGGACTCTGCATAGCATCGGTAGATTGGGCTTCACGATCATACCTCTCCAGACGCTCCCAGGCATTCTCCATGTCACCGCCAAGCACCGGACCAATCTCAATTGCAAGACGCCCTGCAACGTAGTTGGTGAAGTACTGCGGCCAACTGCTGGGAGCTGTCAGGAAACTGGTCTTGACATACTGAATATAGACTTTGTCCAATCCGCAATACCAGTTATCACCTTCGTCTGCATAATCCTTGAGCGGTGTGCGGAAGAAGGAATCTTGGAAGATGCCGTCGAACCGATGCATGTCGCTGGGTTTAGCGAACACCCTGTGATGACCCCACGCTGGTTCCAATGATGAATCATAATCAACTTCCTGACTGGTGATCGCAAACGACCAACCGACATCTTCAAGCACAGTCTCAACCAACCCCTGGCCTATGGCAGAATCGGCCTTAGCCCGACGGTCTGAGTCGTCGTCATTGGACACGATCTCATCAAGTCCCAAGATGAAGAATGCTTTGTTGTACAACTTGCGCCATGTGTCATCAAGCGTGGCAGTCGTTCTGTTGGCACGAGGATGAGATTCCTTGAACCCTTCCTTGCTCAACAGGTATTTCAGTCGGCCCTGGAAAGTGCCGTAGATCTCCTTGCGAAGATCGGCATCTTCAACAAATCGAGCCTTGATCTGATCAGCCATATAAGCTGACAACAACTGCTTGAACCCAGGTGTCCAATCACTCGTTGCCGGACTGCTGGAAATAAACCGCAAGTAGATGGTCGAATACTTGCATGCAAGCGTCCGGCCCTCGATCAAATACTGATTGATCGGCTCATCCATTAACGGATCGGCATGAAGCTCACAGATCGCCAGGTAGTCAGACGGCAGCGTAAACACATTGTCGAAATCGTGATTGCTGCTGGTCGATGAGGATGTCAGCTTGTTAGTCTCAAGTGCAAACATCGGTTTGACAACTTCGTACAAGTAGTTGACCGCACCACTGTCGATCACTGTGTCCAGCGCAACCCGTATTTCAGAGTCATCATTGGTGCTGATGATCTGTGGTTTGCCCAGCAGATTGAGTGCACCGTTGTACACATTCTGGTAATCGCTCGTAAGCGTGAACGTCGATGATGGCGGTCGGCGCGGTAAAGTCTCTTTTACACCCTCAAACTCAACAGCAACCTTGACCCTGCTGGCGAATAATTCTTCCAGAAGGGCCACTTTCTGTGGGGCGACTCGTGGGGCAATCGCCTTGGCAAGATATGCTGACACAATGTTTGCAAACAGAGGTGTCCAGTTGGCCAATGCGATGCCATTAGTAATGTATCGCACCCAGATGTTTGTCGCAACATCGCAGTACAACGTCCGATCTTCAATAATGTACCGGTGGATCACTTCATCTAATTCACCAGTATCGTATGACTCTACATATGCAATGTAGTCAGCCGGAAATGCGTATGTCTGAGCCAACAGATGGTTGGTCGCGGCAACACCTGCCGTCAGCTTACCCACCAACATTGCGAACTTTGGCTTGGCTAACTCCAGACAGTAGTTAGCAGCAGCAGGATCGTCATACGCCCGATCTAGATCATACCGAACCGGAACGTCTTCAGTAGCAATAGACAAAGCACGTTCACCAACCAGCAGCAACGCATCATTGTAAAGACTGAGCTTAGTAACAGCCATAGACTAGTAATCCAGGTTGGTTAAAAACGCCTCAGCGTCAGCATCTCCGTCAAGAGCCAGAAGGTATTTTTCAAGCCATGTGTTTGCTTCATTTTTGGTCGGGATCAATTCTTTAATCCACTCACCATCATCAAGGCGCTGCACACACCACTTCTGAGCACCTCGCATCGCCAGTTTGTAATCCTTAGCGATGTCAGTCTTGACATCAGGTTTGACATCATCTAGTTGGATTAGCGACAACATCTTCAACCGGATGTTCCTGCCGTCAGTATACGTTACCAACAACATTGCGCGATATGAAAAATCGTTGGGGATCACTCTGATCTCAGCACCCAATGTGATCTTCGGCACAACGAATGCCCAGAAGTCTTTGTTCAATAGATCTTCCGGTTTGATATCGTTCTCAACCCGACAACTGAACTGTTGGTACGCATGTATCCCAAACTCCAATGCTTGGGGCTTGAGAGGATCAAGTTTCGGTAACTCTTGTGCTGCTTCGCTCATTTTAAAGATTCCTGTTGGTTAAACGACAGCGGGATTCCGCTGACCTGAGAATTTCACTTTATCGATATACTGCGTTGTTGCCACCGGTGTTCCGTCTTCTGCGGTGACTGCCAAATATGGCACCACCACTGACCGGATAGACTGGCAGCGGTTGATCGACCACGGTATTAACCACCAAAATGGATTTCTCTGCATCTGCCGCAGGTAGTGCGACACCCTTAGTGCCGTCAGCGCCCGTAACCGGATTGATCAGGTCCTGTCAATGCAGTTGCATCACTGGCACTTGCCATGCACCCAGATCTTTGGTCGTACCCTGCACCAGCATCTTCGGAAGGTTGCTTGTGGAATAGGCCATATTGTCTCTCCAAAAAAGGTGGTGCACCCCGAAAGGTGCACCATTTTACTACTAGGTGGTGAAAGGAGTTGCAGGAGTTGCCGTGCAAGACGTTACCCCTTTAACTTGCCACAGTGTCGCACTGATCGCTTCCACCTCAATCCATGTACCGATTAGACCACCGGTTGTGGTCTTGTTCATGGACAGACCCAAATGAGTACTACCGTTGGCGAAATGCATTTCATCAGTAGCAGCACCTTCAACAGCACCCAGAAGTCCACCGACCATGAAATCACCAGCCGTCGCCGTGCTTGTAAGCACTTCATAAGCATTGGATGTCAGATCAACGGTAACCAAGAAGCTATACTTCAGGCCAATAACGGCTGTAGGTAGTGTAAACGACTGACCGGCAGCACCGTCCATCAGGAAGAGATCTCCCGACTCAGACGGTTGAATCAGTCGAGTAGCAGCCGAAGAAGCATGTACCCTGCGACCAATCTTGCCGGTACACAGATTCAACACACCGCTTTTCAGCTTAATACCTGTGCCAACAGCCGTTGCCGTAACTAATACAGGTGTAATGACAAGAGTACCACCACCTGAAATGTCAGCATCGCCCGTAGTAATTCGATACAAACTGTCGGGATCATTGTCAAAGTAGACAATGTCATCGATCACGAACGTACCGGTTCCCGCACTTTGCAATGCAATGGAACTTTCACCAATCGGTTCGATAGCACTGCAAAGAGCGCCACTGGCCGTACCATTTGTGCGATGAGCATTCACGGTCAACAGGTTGGTGACCAGATCGGTTTCATCAATATGAACCACCAGGTCGCCTGCCTTCATACCCAGATCGGCGGCGTTTGTAACGTAATCTACGTCACCTACATCATCGAGAGAGTCACCGTCTTTGTATACCCACAGGTCGCCGCCACTGGCACCAACACTCTGAGACACACATCGCGGGGGGTTACTTGTTGCATAAGTCATTTATCAATCCTCCCTTACGACAATGCAGAATCGTCGTGAGGCATTTCTACCACACCGGCGTTTTGCAGAAGTTTGGACCCCATGTACGTTGAACATCTGGCCCACGACTTGTCGTTCTTTTCGTCGTAGCCAACAAACGTCTGAAGTCGCTCGGCATCCATCGCATGACCGATGGCATTTTGGGAATACATCACACATGCCGCATTGGCCGTGCCGACACCACTGATGTCAGCATCGATGATCCAATTGACCCCATACCAGTTGAAGGCCAACGATTTGGACGTTCCTTCAAACGGTTTGAGATTGATATAATCAACGGAAGTGAATGCGTTCAAACCCATCAGATAGCCGTAAAAGGCCGGTGTGATGAGTGCGAAAACAGGCGCATCACCAAGTGCGAATGCGTTGCCCAGTTTCGTCTTAGCTGTAGTAACCAACGTCATAGTTGCGACTGCTGCCGCTCCCCAGGTCACTGTCGCAGCAGCTAAAGCAGTACGGATGTCAGAGTCAATCTTTCGATTGATCACTGCCATTGACGTTTCCTGCATGATCCGACGACCATCACCTTGCGAAGCAAAGAGATTGAAACCGGTTCGTTCAGGAACATCGTGCCATTCTGCCAGCGTTGCGGCGGGTTGATTCAGGTTGTCAGGCCGTGTCGGAATGTCTCCATTCACACCACGAGTGACAGCCGTTGCACCACCGGAGTCAGCAACCAGGAAGGTTGCCGTGTTGCCGTTTATCTCAGCTTCAGTAATGGTCGTTCGTCTGATCAATGACTGGCGCTTTTCAAATCCAGCAACGAACTCCTGACGATACATAGTCTGATAGGCTGTTTGAGCCATGATCTGTACCCTCTAGTTCATTTGAATAAAGTCCATTCGCATCGAGTTAGCTATCAGTCGTTTTACGCGAGTTGGCCCGACGGATCGGGGGTCACTTTTACAAACCTCAAGGGTCTACGCAATGGTGCGTCTTTTTTATCTTACTCCTGTGAATTCAAATTGTCACGGGCAGTCACAAGAGCTATATATCTGTCCTGTGATACTTGATCACTATGCCAACCAGGCTCACTCATGCGTTTTTCAAGATCTGCTATCTCATCAGTGATCGCCTGCATTGGGTTCGCATTATTTGGAACCACGGTGGCACTGGGGTTTAGCTGACGTGCAATGTCAGCAAAACCAATCAATATTTCTGGTGAATTGAACAATTTGCGCCCATCGGCCAAGAGCGCATGAGCGAACAATTCACGAACCGACTCAGGAAACGCATTCAATATGGAATTGGTGATCAGGTTTTTATTGACCTCATAGTCACCTTTCCAAGCCGACCGTACTTGGGCGTCAGCCTCTTTTCTCCATTGTTCCTGTTGAATCTCCTGCCGGTGAAACTCTTCCTGCTGGACGGCTATATATTTGTTGGTCAATGCACCCATCACCTCCGATGGCACATTGTTCACATGTGCGACTGGGAATAATTCATCGAGAACAACCTTATCCTCATCGCCTAGCACCAAACCCTCATCCATCGTCACGTTGTATTCTTCAGGAGTATTGGGTATGCCTTTCTCAGTACGAAAATTCACCCAATCCTCATCAGATGAATGTTCATCCGGTGGCGCAGCAGCCGCAATCTCACCAGTGCGAATCTTATTCTGTGCCTCAAAATAATTATCAACCAAAGCCGGTAGACCGCCTACCCGCTTCAGATGATTCAATCGAGCCTCATCATCACCGGCCAACTGCTCACGCCATTCATCAGGCGCACTCTCAGCCCATGATAATTCGGCTGGTGGTGTCGGATCGGCTGGTGGTGTCGGATCGCTGACTACTGTAGTCAGTGGATCGGCTGGTGGTGTTGGATCTGCTGGTACTACCGGTACTGCTTCACTCATTGGTCTTGCTCCTCGTCATTTTGAAGTTGCCCAACATTGATATTGAGTGTTTTGTAAATCTGCATTCCTGTGAATGCACGACCATTCATAAACGTAGTCTGGTCGGGTTCACTAGGCACGAACAACAGATCGTTCGGCCTGGAGAATTTATTGCAAATAACGCCTATAGCCAACCGTTGCTGATTTGCGTCGGCCGTACCATCCCATACTGCCTTGATGGCCAACACTTCCCTCTTGCTGAGTCGAGGTACTTTGAAACAAACAGGTTGACTCATAACTTATCTCGCATCTCCTTCAAGGTCGCATCTATCGCATCGAGTCGGTCATTCAATGCCTTGTGCGCCTCATCGTTTCTGGTTACTGCGTTTTCTACCACATACAAACGATGCTCCAAAGGCTTCAGACGTTCCTCTATCACCGCCGCTGACACAAACGACACGCTGCCCACAAATGCTGATACGCTGACACCTATAACCGTGATCACTGCAACAACCGCTAATACTTTCTGAGTCCAACCGTTCATGTGATCAACTCCAGTCTAGTTTTGTCATTGCTGATCCGTGGGATGTATTGTCCCCCTTCCCAATAGATCAACGACCCCTCCCTGGCAGCCTCACGACCACGCAAAATACGGATCGTCTTAATCAGCTCATCCTTCGTACCACCTTCAAGAAAATCAATGTCAGCCAGCTCATGTTGCTGCATCGGTCTGTCAACCATCGCAACGAATTGCCTGGTCCGATCTGACAACGCCAACGCAGGCCGCTCATGCGACCGACGCTCACGCCGTACATCAAACTGTGCTTTCCGGTCGGCCATCCAGATTGACAGCAAGATGAATATTACGCCAGAAATGAAACAGCCAATCATCAATACCGGATTGACCTCAAGTCCAAACCCTGCACCAAAAACCGACCCACCAGTCAACACCATCCCCCACAGTCTGACTTGACCATTAGGGGTAGCTACCAGATCTTTTAATATCCCTATTGCTTCATCTTGAACTGCCATCGCCTTGTGTCTCCATTACCTGCATAGCCGCCTGTTGCACCTGAGCGATCTGTTTTTGCTCTTCTGCTACATCAGGTGGTACCAGCCAGGTTGTCGGTGCGCCGATCCCTGCTACCGCATCCCGTATTGCTGCTGCCAGATCGATGTCATGACCAACAGACGGATCAAGGTCTATTGCGCCAGCCAACATCTCTCTGGTCTGTGCATATCGATTTGCAATCTCTTCATTCTCGCTGGCGGTCAGCGGTGATTCAAACTTAAATTCAACATCAGCACCCCGTAGTGACTGGGGTATGTCATATGGTGACCCCAGCATGTTATCCTGCATAGCAACTTCAAATGCAAGCTCACAAGTCTGACCATTGTCCTCTGCCTCAATGGGAGCGAACAGTGGTAGATTTTCACGTCGAAACTGCTTCATGCGCTCACTTACCTCATACGCAGTCATCTCATGACCAACATCAGGCAGATTAAGTTTGTTCAGATAAAATGCACTTTGTAGACACTCGTTAATTCGCTCACGCTCGGAATTACCAATAGGATACCCGCCTCGATCCTGAGCAATAGTACGCAGTGCTGCACCCATCCGCTCGTCATAAGCATCATCCACCCAAGTGATACCATCTGGTCCCAAATCAACGTCAGATCGGACCACCTTACTGGTTGCTACAATGGGTGGTCGGGAATATCGCTCCGCAGCTTCCATGAGGGTGTGTGTCATAGCCTGTAAGGTCCGCGCATCTGACAGACCGACTGTAGTGGCAGGTGAGTACGCATAGGCACTACCAGCAATTGTCTGGAACCTGGGCACCACATACATTTTATGGTTCATACCCACTTGTTCGATAATCTGCTTGTTCTGCTTGTCGATCCAAATGGACACATAGGGGAATTTCGACTCAATCTCGTCGTCACCGTACATCTTCGACGGTATGACCATGTGAATGACCTCTACCTCGACAAACGGCTCAGTATGAGCATTCTGCTTAATGTTGGCGTGAACATTCTCCTCACCGAAATAACTAATCAGATCGCGCTTTGACATCTTCGCTTTACGCACGACACCGCACACCTGACCGGTTTCATCTTCAAACCAGGCGCAATCGCGCATGTGCCAACAGCGGAATAGCAACCCATTGTGCAAACGATTAGCCTCAATCGATTTGACACACTGACCGAACGTGACAAAGTCATGGTCGCCCTCCTTGGATGCCCTGACAAATCCTGCCTCACGCTGATACATCAGGCGTCTGAGTTGAATTGTATTGCGTTGAAGCCAGTCCACGCCTGCATAGTCAGGTGTCCGATCCAACACCCCCATCTTGAACCAGTTGCCCTCACGCAGCATGGCCGACAAGGAGTTGCCTAAATCCCGACGAATGAGCAGAGGATAGGAATCCATCAAGGTGTCAGCGAACTCCTGGCCGACGTTTCGGGTGATTGTAAAATCAGCTCTTTCAGGATAGAAATGGTCGCCCAATATCTGCCACAGACTTTTCATCGGTGTCTGTAGAGTGAACTGTTTGCTAGACAGTTGACATAATTGATCGACCGATAATTTCATCCTAATGTGCTCCCCGTGTCAGCACTACTCAATACGGTATTACCGAACAATCGCTGTTGCCGCTGTGGTCTGCGTTTGGTCCGTCTGTATGCTGCCGTTGTGTTATAAGTCACCGGTTGGGACCGTTGGGCTGGTGCCACTGGATCGGGCGGTGACAGTGTCTCACCGACAGGATCCAAACCTTTATCAATCCCCTGCCGTTGCACCGGATCAAAGGCCAACGACTTGTTGTGCAGCTTGCTCACATTATCCATGAATTTACTCATGGGCTACCCCAGACCAGTGGTCTTCGTCTGGGCGTCCGATCTACCAGACAACACGGTTTCTAGGCGTCCTCTCTGTTTCTCTCGCAACCTACGCTCATTCGCAATACGCAATTGTTCGTCGTTGGGTATTGGGGCGACGGGTTCCGGTGCGGGTTCGGCTCGCTTGAATAGGCTGCTCATCGTGCTGCTCTCCTTCGGGTTGCGTATCGTTTGGTTCGATTGTAGGCACTTGCGCTGCGCGGTCGGGTAACCACACTGGGTGGTGTCCACGGTTTATTGCGGTCTTTCTGTGTGATACCTGGAAACAGCTCAGTCACTGCCCACACCACCGCATCTGCGCGGTCAGGTGAGTGCATGCCTTGGTAACCAGATGTTGTAAATGAAACCAATTGATCTTCAATCTCAGGGAAGTGACCCACATGGTGCACCAACCCCCGCTCGTACAACTGGCTGATCGGCTCGGCCCGAACGATCTTACCCCTGCTGGCGTGAACCAATCCGATGGGCAGCAGTGGATTCTCAGCCTCAAGGGTTGATTGAACCATCGCACCCCCATAATTCTGCTCACACACTACCTTGTCTGCCTCGTGTCGATTGAACGCGCTGTTTACAATCCGTGCCCAGTCGCGTGGTCCGTACCGGCCTGACAGATCCTCCAGCAGGTATGCATGTCCGTCGGCACCCAGACCCACCACTACGATACCCACCTCGTCAGACCGGAAGTCCTCTTCACCACTGCACCCTGACGGGTCCACAGCGACTATGATCCGCACCAGGTTGGGGATCACCTGTTTGACACCGATCCGCTGTTGATCCAGTAACTCCTCAGTCCACAGTGACCCGTCGCTATCATCAGCGAACTGACCCAGCAAAAACCGGCGTCTGGCCTTGGGCGGTAGGTCTTCCAATAATTTGATGTACTCAGACGACAAATTGGCTTTGTTGCCCTCTGGATTCATGAGCATATAGGAGATATTGAATTCATCATCCACCGGCTTTCTTGTCTCAGGGTCTTTCTTCTCGACAAATTGCTGGTAGGTCCAATGGCGTTTGCTGGGTGGGTTAAAGTCATAATAGCACTTGATTGCCAACGGTCGCTCTGGTGCATTGTCCCCAGCCACCGTCATGACCTTCTGAGCCAGTCGAGTTTTGGCCAGTGTGACCGATCCCCACGGTATCTGACTGCACTCATTGAAATACATGCCGGAAAACTCCTGACCCAGCACCTTCTCCACCCGCTCCTTGTCATCCAATCCCGCGAACCAGATCTGACTCTTGTTGGCGAATTCATAGAACAGATTGGGGGTTTTATGCCAGCCGATGTCCGGCCGGTAGAAGTTCTTCGGGAAACACAGCTCCATGACCTTGGGGAAGGTGTCCTCAACCACGGATGCGACCAGGGAGTTCTGTCGGAAACGAAATATGGCCTGCCTTGCGCCTGGTGCCAACTGTGAGCGGATGATCAGTGCGCGTATGATCCAAAATGTCTTACCACTATTGTGGTGCAGGATGCCATTGGCGAAGTACTGCTCAGTGCCAGGGACATGCAATGTGTAGTAGTTTTGTCTGGCGGTGCGTGTTATGCTCGAAACCTTATCAAGCACATAACCGGTAGATAATGGGATATCAGATGGCGAAACACACAGATTTTCGGACAGGTAAAATAGTAGATCCGCGATTCGTTCTTGAATGTATTTTGATAGGCCAGACAGCCAACCAGATAGCCGATCAACTGGATATAAACTCGGAAACCATTCGGAAGTTTGCCCGTAAGCGAGGGCTGGTGATCCAAAAGCAGAATCTTGATCCCACAAAGCATCCGGCCTGGAAGGGCGGTACGACTGTAGATCGGTCAGGGTACCTACTTCGGCGCGTACCAAAGGATGGACCGTACGGTTACCTGATTCGCGCAATTGCGAAACGAGGCGATCCAAGAGGTTATGCTCCGGTCCACCGGATGACGATGCACGATATCCTTGACCGCCGACTCCTGGCCGGTGAGGTGGTTGATCACATTGACGGGAATGTCCAAAACAACGATCCATCCAACCTGCGAGTATTTGCATCAAACGCCGACCACCTACGCGAAATACTGAAAGGGCGTCGTCCAAACTGGACACCCGAAGGCTTCGCACGGATAACTGGTCGCCCACCGAAAGTTGCGAAGTCTTAACCCAGGTCAACCCGTTCCAGAACCGATGATCGTCGGTCACTGTGATAGACCGGCCTGATTGCAGGGTGACCCGATGGAGCTGAGTCTGACCCTTCCTGAATGGTGCTTCTGCCATTTGGTAGCCGTGGGTAGTACGCACTCGCACCGGTTTACCGATCCATGCGAGTTCTTGGATGGTCAGCGTCTGGCCGTCAAGCACCGTGTCGCCAGCCACACATCGAGCACCACCGCCCAGCGCACAATGCATTGCACGAGCAGTGAGCACGTCCATCGCCTTCATCTGGTCGGCGGTGGGTTCAAACCCTGGTTGTTCGTTCTTCCAGGTCATCCCATCACCGGGTCGATGCAGCTACCGTCAGGCAGCATAACTTCATAATGAACGTGCGGGGTCATGTCGGGGTACTGTGGATACCTGAGCGTTACGTCCTGGGTGATACCGATCACTGTCTTGCAGGTGACCAGATCGTTCAGTTCAACTAACGGATCGACATAAAAGATCCGGTGCCGTCGGCCAGTCAGATCCTTCAGCTCGACGTACCGATAAATGGGTGTCTGAACCTGGTTCACACCACCATACCCGTCAGTGTATGGGTAGCCCCACTTGCTCACTGACCACACCTGGCCGTCGGGCACCGGTGCCAGTATCTCAGCACCAGGCAGGCAGCAGTAATCCTGACCCTTGTGCGTCCGGTCGCCTCGTGGTGCGCCGAAGTGACCGGCACCGGCAGGGTCTGACCTGGTGGACAGTCGGGCAGTAATCATACGCCCCGCTCATCCAGTTGTTTCGCTACTTCGTCAGCGACAGCCTGTTGGAAGTCAGCATCGGCCTGTACGGCTGCTGCCTCCTGGTCAGCCGCAAGCTGTTCAAGTGCTGCCTTTGCATCTGCTGCTAGTTGATCCCTGGCAGCATCCTCTGCGTCCCTGGCCGCTTGCTCGTCGGCAACCCGCTTACGAATCGCCGCCGTCCAGTATTTCTTAGCAAGAGCAGTCAGCCCGTACTTCTTAGCCGCCGCATCGTCACCCGCACTGATGACTGTGGGGGCATCCTGTATATCCTGACGGATTGAGAAGTGCCCGTTTACAACATCGATGTCAATCTTTGTAATAGCCATAATTATGAGTCCGTGTGATATCCAAATCCAAGGGTAACCGTGCCTGACGCCTGCACCCACCCACCGATATTGCCCTGTGTGCCTACCACATTGTAAGTAAGCAATGCCGTGGTGGTATTAACCTCAGGATCGACATTGACTGACGAAGTGCCGAGATCGGCGTGAAAACCCACAATCCGTGCCGCCGCAGTACTGGCATTACCCACATCATTGCTCACCGTGAACGGCAAATTGGCCAGCCGGAAAGCACCGGTCGGGCTGCTGATCCCACTGATTCTGATCTTGCCAAAGATGAAAACAAACCGTCCCAGTTTGAGGTAGGTCAAGTCATCCTGTCCGGTGTCAACGGTGATCGTACCCGTACTGGCTGTAGCCGTGACCTGGAAGGTATTGACCTCGATGTCGTCAAGCAGATTAGCAGCGACGGCACCCCCGATATGGAGTCCACCGGCCAGGGTGAGGTTGGTGGTCCCAGTGAGCACCCGTGCGATGGTAGCCTTGGCATCATTGAGCAGGGTGATGTCGTTGGTGCTGCCCTGCCCTGTGAGTTCCAGGCCGTTGGCAGCGGTATACCCCATAGCCGCCCCGTCATCAGCAGCCACAGTGGCTGTCGCCAATAGTTTCTGAGCGGTGATCGTATCAGCGACACCAGAGGCCAGGATGGCAATAATATCAGTGATGCCCTGGTCAATAACTGCCCCAGTGTGTGAACTTACATATGGTGCGGCCATTAGGTAGTCCTCTTCTCAAATCCGGCAATGAGCTCATCGTGATACTGTCGTTGGAAAGCAGTCTGACTGCCCAGATATGTCACTGGAGGACTGCCAATGTAGCCACGCTTGGGCGTTGTCGGTATGAAGGCTGCTGCCAGTAGAGCGGCCATGCCTTGAATAAATCCACGTCTGGTTAGCATCGCTGTCTCCTAGGCTGAATAGAACCGGCTACCGGCACTGGTGTAGAACGGTTCTGACACTGCCCAAGTGCCCTCTTCGTAATCATCCAAGAGCTCTGAGGTCATCTCGCCGGCATCAGCAGTGGCTGAATAATCAATCCCATTACCACTACCGAGAACGAGATTCTTACTCAACCCAGCACCGACAAGAGCCAACACGTCAGTGA